ATACCGCCATATCCAACCTACACGCCGCCGCCTCCGGCTGCCATGCCCGGCCTACCTTTTGTAGATGGTGATGGATATGATCTTGATCTAGGGCCTAACCTTTCTATGGATCCGGCTTTTATAAACCCCGGCTCTAATAATAGTTATAGTGTTACAGTAAACGCCGGAGCTATAGCCAATCCGGATGAATTCGCATCATTACTACAACAGACGATCCAACAGCTTAACCGTAACGGTGATCCTCTTACTACGGCAGGTGTGGCATGACCGTACCTGTAATTAACGCTTTTATTAACTTTTCTACAGGGCCCTCTTTTGGCGCTGCCATGGTTTTAGATAGTGGCATATTAGGTACAAACGTTTTATCAGATGCTAATACCCTTATTGTGGACGTATCTGACGTAGTCGATGGTATTACTACTATGCGCGGCCGTAACGCTCAGGCCGATACCTTTCAAACAGGCACTCTTACTTTACGTATCGTGGATCAAAATGGAGACTTTAATCCTCAAAATGCCTCAGGGCCTTACTACGGCCTACTTACTCCTATGCGTAAGGTGCAGATTACAGCTACCTATGGCGCTGTTGAGTACCCTATGTTTAGCGGCTTTATTACTAGCTATACAACTACTACGCCTAAAATGGCTACCGATGTAGTTTATACAACTATTACAGCTGTAGATGCTTTTAGGCTTTTCCAAAATAGCCAAGTCACAAACGTAACTCTAGCCTCAGCCGGTGACTTACCGGGCGAGCGCGTAAACGCTATTCTTGATGAGATCGAGTGGCCTCCATCTATGCGTGAAATTGAGTACGGCACTACTATCTTTCAGGCAGACCCGGGCACTTTACGTACAGCGCTAGGAGCTTTACAGACCGCCTCTATCTCGGAGTATGGCGCTATCTACGTAGATGCTCGAGGCTCGCTAACGCTAAAAGATCGAGATTATTGCATTACCTCTCAGGCTATAACCCCTGTAGCTTTTAACGATGATGGTACAGATATAAATTACTTTAACGCTGTATGGCGCCTAGACGATACCCTCGTCTATAATTCAGCCTCTATTACAAAAATAGGCGGTACGGCTCAACTAGATCAGGATCAAGCCTCGATCGATGAGTATTTTCTACACTCTTATACTCAACAAAATTTAGTTATGGACACAAACCAAGCGGCCTTAGATTACGCTCGGGCCTATGTGGCCAGCCGTAAAGATACAGAAACCCGATGCGATGCTATAGAGCTAGACCTATTTACGCCTAACTACAACACAGGCATTTTAGCCGCGCTTACCTTAGATTTTTTTGATCCTGTAGAGATTACAACTAATCAGCCAGGAGGATCTATTCTTAATCAGACTTTACAAGTGTTTGGCGTGTCTCACCGCGTTACGCCTAATTCTTGGAAAACGACATTTACAACACTAGAGCCTATTATCGATGGCTTTATACTAAACTCATCACTATACGGAGTGCTCGATACCTCCGTGTTAGCGTACTAAGGAGCAGGTTATGGCAGCTGGACAAGGTTTTAAGACCTTTGTAACGGGCGAGGTATTAACGGCCGGTGATACAAACGGCTATTTAATGCAAGGGATAAACGTGTTTGCATCCACGGCGGCTCGAGATGCAGCTATTACATCTCCTCAAGAGGGCCAGTTTGCCTTTACTAAAGATACTAACGGTTTATGGTATTACGATGGTGCAGCTTGGGTAGCCTCAGGTGCTACAGGAGATATTGAGGGCGTTACAGCTGGCATAGGTATAAGTGGCGGTGGCACTAGCGGCACCGTAACAGTTACTAACTCAATGGCTACAGCTATAGATGCCAAGGGCGATCTCGTAGCTGGTACAGGCGCAGATGCTTTTAGCCGCCTTGCCGTAGGTGCAAATGACACAGTACTCACAGCCGACTCAGCCCAAGCCACAGGATTAAAATGGGCAACGGTAGCAAGCGGCCGGACTTTGTTATCAACCACAACTCTCACTGGAGCTTCAACCACAGTAAGCGGAATTAGCGGTGCTTACAAAGATTTATTGGTCATAGTTTATCGTATGACAAACTCTACAGCCGATGGCACATTAAATATTACGCCTAATGGATCAAGTAGCTCTATGACTTCAGGTGTAACAGGCGATGCTACAACTGGCACTACTTTTGCCAGAAATTCAACAGCAACGGCCATTGGATCAATTATAGCGATCAGCTCTACAAATATAAATAATGTATTTTATTTAACATTGCAAGATTACGCGCAAAGCACATACTTAAATGGAATTCAACTAAATGGACGATACATTAATACATCTGGTAATGGAGCAAGCGTTAATCTAGCTGGTGGTTTTTTTGCAGCCGGCGTACCAATCACCTCGATAACTTTTGCTAATACTGGTGGAAACTTCTCTGCTGGTACTGTTGAAATCTACGGAGTAAACTAATGACAAATCCAATGATAAGAATTCACAACATCGAAATCGATGAAATTATTGACCGCGAAATGACAGATGAGGAATATACAGAATTTCTAAATCCTAGTTACTTAAAAGATCCCCAATACATAAAGCAACAAGCCGAGCAAGCCGCTAAAGATGCAGCTCGCCAAGCGGTACTAGACAAGCTCGGCCTTACAGCCGATGAAGTAGCTGCGTTACTGGGCTAATGGAAACTAGCTATAACGGATATCCGGCCTCTAAAGATCCGGCAGAGATCGGCATAAAATCGTACTTAGTAGACGGTACGGCTCGGAAGCTTAGGTGCGCTGAGAGTGTTGGGCCTCTCTTAGCCGCCTTCGCTGCCGAGTTTCATAAACTAATTGAGCCGATAGATGAGGGCAAGTTTGACGATTGGGCCTATGCCTACAGGATGGTACGAGGGGATCCTACTAGGCTATCGTGTCACTCGAGCGGCACCGCTATAGATCTAAATGCTACAAAGCATCCGCTAGGCAAGTACGATACTTTTCCAGCTGAGAAGGTACCTATGATCCGAGCGCTTGCTAAAAAGTATGGCCTCAAATGGGGCGGTGATTTTAAGACTAGGCCCGATGATATGCACTTTGAGGTAGCAATAACACCGGCCAAGGCTAAGGCCCTAATCTCTAGTTTAGGTTTACAGTAAGACAAATCCTAAGGGGCAATTAGGAGCACAAAATGAAAGAGCAAGCTATCGAAGCTGGAAAGTCCTACTTACGTCACGCCGTGGCGTGTGCAGGTGCGTTATACCTATCAGGTATCACAGATCCAAAAATATTAGCTAACGCCTTTGTGGCTGGGCTAATCGGGCCATTACTTAAAGCTATTACTCCATCCGATAAGTCGTTTGGTCTAGGCGCTAAGTAATGGAAAGAGCTCAGCTCCTAATTGGTATTGCCTTGGGGGTAATTACTATTTTGGGGTTGGGAGCTGGGCTCATCCGACACTTTGTAAAGTATTATCTATCTGAGCTAAAAGATGACGGTAACGGCGGCCACAATTTAGCCGGCCGTGTTGAGCGCATTGAGCAGCGAGTAGATCGTATCTACGAGCTATTGCTAGAGGATCGCCTCGCTAAGTAGCGACACGCCAAGAGACACGATACTTTGTAATCGGACAAAGGTGCCCCATACTGATACTACAAACGCTGAGAGGGCTACTCGGTAAGTAGCTTGATCGGCCTTAACAAAGGGCGAAAGATGAATAGTTTAGATATCTTGATAGGTCTAGGTGCATGCGGCTTAGGCTTTTTGTTTATGGTGCTTGGTTACTCTGTAGGTTTTAAGCATGGCCACGGCGAGGGCTTTATTAGAGGCCGCGCTATCGCTCAAGCTCTGAAAGACAAGGAGCTAATCTAATGGGGTTTTTAGATAATTACGAGGATGTAAATGCAAGGATTAAGCGTTTTAGAGCTGAGTTTCCATCCGGCCGATTAGTCGCATATATTGAGAGCTTTGATATTGACAAGGGAACGATCCTTGTACGAGCCGAGGCTTACCGTGAGTATGAGGATAACGTGCCAAGTGCTATTGATTATGCTTTTGGTAACGTAGCAACCTATCCGCAAAATATGCGTAAGTGGATGGTAGAGGACACGATTACAAGTGCATACGGCCGAGTGATTGGGCTACTTACTCCAAGCCTTGAGCACTCATCAAGGCCTACAGCTCAAGATATGCAAAAGGTAGATACATTACCTGCCGATGCTGATCCATGGAGCACTAAGGCCTCTATAGAAGATATGGCTACGATGGCTACAGCTGTATTAGATTTAAGCACTCAGCTAGGCGGCGAGCTTGTAGCTGAGGCGCCACGTTGTCCTCATGGCACAATGGTATGGGCAACAGGTACGGCTAAGGCAACCGGCAAGCCGTGGGCCGCATACAAGTGCACCGAGCGAATAAGAGCTAATCAATGTAACCCGATATGGCACGTTATGACCAGCTCGGGTCAATGGAAACCTCAGGTATAGAGATGGGCGAGCTAACCTTTATTAAAGGTGGACTAGCTACGACTATCCACGATGACGGCTCTACAAGTGTCACAGAGCTAGATAAGTGCGACTATTGCGGCGAGTGGACTACCAAACTAGGAGGCCTAACGATACGAGATGTAGGCCTTGAGGTCGTAACGTGGCTGTGTGCCAAGTGCCGAGCGTAACTAAGGTCATACTCGATAGGTCACAGGAGATTACGGCCCACCGAGTAGGCCTTGAGCGCACAATTATACGTAATGCAGATCCAACCGATGCAAGTAACTTCGGCCAAAAATATAGCAACTGGCACGAGCTTGTATGGCAAGAAGCCGAAAGCTGTGGAGCAGAAACAGCTGTAGCTAATTATTACGGTGATTACGCTTTTAAGCCTGCAATAGATAACGGCCACGATACCGCCGATGTAGGCGAAAATATCGAGGTTAAGTGGACTAAGCATGCTAATGGCCATTTAATCCTACAAAATAGAGGGCCGGGCAGGCCTAACGATGTAGCTATATTAGTTACAGGCTTTAGCCCGTGTTACCTATTACTGGGCTGGATGCCCGTGCATATGGCCAAACAGGCCAAGTATAAGCACCCGTACCAAAATAACTATTGGGTGCCTCGATCTAATCTATTTGAGATGCAATATCTAAAGAGGTCTAACTATGGCGTATAAAACGAAGTGCCGTTTATGCGGCAAGGTAACAGAGCATATAGAGCGCGTAGTAACAGAAAACCTACCGCCATACGTTAAAACGCTCCAATGCGTTAAGTGCGGCGTTATGGGCGTAGTGATGTTGGAGGATCTAAATGATGCGTAATAGTTATCCACATAAGTTATACACAGGTGTTAAAAACCTGTGGGACTCGCTCAAGCACACGCTCATATCTTGTATGTATTTGACTAAGCCTATACGCTCCATACTCGCAGGCGAGCCGCTACCGCGGATAGCTCGCAGGCGTAGTTTGGTGCTATTGGCCGGTCTATTGCTATTTAGCAATATGCCTGCATCTCAAGCAACTACAACACAGAGAGATAAAGAAACCTACAAGCTATACGCACATATAAAGCTACTTAATGCTAAGCAATATAGATGCCTTGAAGTGTTATGGATGCGTGAGTCTAAGTGGGATCCTAAAGCTGATAACCCTAAGAGCTCTGCCTATGGCATACCTCAACTACTCAAGATGAAAGAGGTAGATCCGTTTAAACAGATAGATCTAGGTATTAAGTACATTGTGCATAAACACCGCACACCTTGTAAAGCTTTGGAGTACCACGATAAGCGAGGCTTCTACTAATGGTGCAAGGTAGCCACGATCCACGGCTAAGCCGTAAGTACAAAGCGCAGCGCCTCGTAGTACTAGCGAGGGATGGTTACGAGTGTGTCTATTGTGGCCAAGATGCTACAACGGTGGATCACATAGTAGCTCTCAAAAATGGTGGAGATCCTATAGCCCTTGAGAATATGGTGGCCTGTTGTAAGCGCTGTAACTCAAGCAAGGGATCACGCTCACAGGGCGTTTTTTTAGCAGCGAAGTCTACCCCCCCTGCCTTTTC